TGTCTCCTATCCTAATGCAATTGCCAGTGCTAATGCTTCATCCGAAGCTTGTTGAAGTGTAATACCATCAGTTATTCCTAAATTAATTTTTGCTTGTGAAGCCGTTGTTGCACCAGTACCACCTCTAGTTATTGGGGTAGTATGAATTAAACCAGCCGCACAATCTATTATCTCCTGTGTTATATTTGCTAATGCATCAATATCAGTATCTACAGCAGCAAGCCTACTTAACCCTGTAGTAGCTACAGTGCCGTTTTCTAAATTAGCTAATGTATTAATAGCATCTGTAATACCAGCTAATGTATTTACATTATCAGTATCTGGTCCAGCTTCAGGCGCACCAGTTGTAGCATTAAAAGATAAATACTTACCTTTTCTATTATCAACAGTAGGAAGCGTTGTTGAACTAGCTACCTCATAGTCATTAAGCTCTAAGCTTCGAGATACTCGATCATTAAGATCTGCAACCAAAGCAGTAACAATATCTAACTGTTCATTCAAAGCTGCACGATTTATTGCTGCGCCAGCAGTAAAATCAGTTACTCTTTGTATTGGTATATCTCTAACAACAACAACAGTTGAGCCACCAGCAGCACCTGTTACTGGCTGTGTACCAGTTGTTACATCATTAAAAGTTGCAGTGCCTGTTGAACCATCACCGCCACTTAGTTGATATTCTCCCTCACCACTGCCTTGAGTTTTTAAAACACCATCAACATAAATGTTTACTTCTGCATCATTAAAGAACTCAAAGGTTACAGCAAATACTTTTTGCTCTACACCCTGACCTACAGTGTATTCTTTACGAGGAACATTATTAGCAATTAATATAGACATAATATATCTTTTGACGAAAAATCAGAAAAAGTACAACGCACAAATAAACTAGTACAAATTATTGCGCCCACATTCTTGTGATTGCGTTCATGTCATCTTTCCAAAACCACATTCGAGCAAATGGTAAGTTACGAGCAAACTTCTTTGCTCCTTCTCCATATTCACCAGCTAAGAATTGAACAGCACCATCAGCAAGATCTAAACTAATAGAAGCACCAGCACCAGCCATGTTAGCTGCTGCATCTAATCCAATTATACCTGTGCTTTCTTGTAACTTCTGAGCTAAAAAACTAGGTTTGTGAGGGAACTTAGGAGCAATAACTCCATTTGTAATATTAGGCCCACCAAGAGCAAGTGAAGTATGTAAGGTTTGATAAAATAAATCACTATACAAAGCAGTAATACCACTAGCATCCCATGCTCGAGCAAACCTATCTTGTGCTGACATTTCATCCCAAGCAAATTCTGCACCAGATATTGAGTATCTCATTTGCGTTGATAAATAACCAAGACCAAGCATTGTTGTTATGCCTAATGCTCTGTTCTTTAATTGACCATGAGCCATTGCGCCAACCATTTTATTTACATTAGCAAGCGTATAACTGTAAAACTGAAACGGTAAAGCTAGAAAACCATTTTCTATCCTTGAGTAACCCTTAAACATTTTATCTTCTGCATAACCAAAACGCTTTGCAATATGATGAGGAACAAAAACAACACCATCATTTATTATTGGTCTATCTGCTGGAGTTGCTGCAAGAATAGTATTTAATATTCCTGAGTTTAATGCAGACCTAAATGTACTAACAACATCTTCAGCATCTAATTCTGCATCTTTCATTCTTTTTTCTGCTGCAAGCTTAATACCAAAGTTGCGCTCATCTTTCATGTAAGCAAAAGCCAGATCATCAATTCTTTTTTCATAGTTAGGAAGTCTTTCACCTTCATTTATTGCAAATTTAGTATGATGAAGTTCATGTAATGCGACAAACCGAACATAATCATCGAATGATTTTATTTGATTTGCTTTTTCTATTTTTACTAAAGCATGATAATATTGTGTTTCAGATATAAGGCCTGTAGCTAATGCTTGAACAAGATCTGCTTTTCTTTCTTCTTTAGCTACTTTACCTCTAGTTTCAAAAGCATCATAATAAGCTTTCATATTTCTACGATTTAAATAAACTCGGTGAGTTCCATTAGGAAGCTCTATAGCTGTACCCATTACACTTTTTGATTTACCAAGGTCTTTCCATACAGCATCAACTTCTTTTTGATTAGTAACTATTCTATCAATATCAAATTCATCTTTAAAACGATTAAAAAGCTCTTTCTCAGTCATTTTAAATATTGGTTTATCTGGAATCTTGTAAGTTTTTCTTACTTGAGAAGTTACCTGTTTAATATCAAGTTTACCCCATTGCTCTGTGTTAGCTAAATACAAACCATTATTTGTTTGTTCCCAAGAAGAATTAGCAATTTTTTTTGCTTTATTGTCATCAATACCATATCGAGCAAGCCATTGTTTTTCAAAAGCAGTAGCTTTTTTATTAGTAAGCTTTATTGATCTATCTATAATTGTATGACCTCGAGCAATACCATCAAGCGTTTTACTTAGCTGTGTTATTGGGCCAAGGCCATTCAATGTATAAAAAGCATTTCTTGCTTTATTCCAAAACTCATTAGCATCAACATTATTAGCCATATCATCAACTAATCGAGCAAAGGCACTACCTTTTAAAATATCAATAGCTTCACCACTAAGGCGAACATCTTTAGCTCCCATCTTTAAAGTTTCTTTATCAAGCAATGCAGAAACAACTTTAATCATTGTTTGCCCATCATGTTCCATCATAACACGACCAAACTCAGGAACAGCAGCAATCCAGCCAGATCCCATATAGTTAGTAGCAGCCGCTTCTTTCATAATATAAGCAGTCTTTTGATTTATTGCAGAAGGGTTTCTAAGAACAGCACCAGCAATACGGTCATACATAAGATTGATATCTCTCATGTGTTTATTAATTTCTTTTTCAGATAATCCTTTTTGTATTGCATCTCTTCTAAGGTGAAAGTTTATATCTTCTAGTTCTTGACCATTAAAAACTTTTTTAAATTCTATTCTTGGGGCAACTCTAGCTGTGTAAGTTTTCATTATTGCAATAGGATCTTGCATAATAAAATCCCAAACTAATTCATTTGGAATATCTAATTTGCGATGTCTAAAATGTTTAGATCTGCCATATCCATAAGCAATACTTGAGTCACTAGTTGGATCTGGATCATTAAGAATATTATCAACAGTTTGTTTTGCTCTTTCCTTAATGTCATCTGCATTAGGGCTAAACTTTTTTTGCACCCATTTACCATTTTCAAAACGCCAAACAGTAGGATTATTAGTATACCATCTTGCAATAATGTTTTCTAACTCATTACGTCTTTTCTTAACAACAGCAGTATCCCAAAACCTAGGAAGAAAGTTATCAGTAAAAGTCTGTTCAGTATCACTAAAATTTCGTAATTCTTGTTCAGCTATTTCTTTTCTATTTTGCAAACGCTCTTTGTATCTAATTAAATTTTCTTTTGCTATAGGAGTAGAAGCTCTAGCTATTTGATCATCAAGATCAGGAATTGTTCTATTAAAATAATTTATTGAATCTTGAATTGATTTTTTAGTACCTATTAAACCAACGCTTTTTAGTTCGCTTTCTGCTTTTTTAAAAAAGTTATCAATAACACTAATAGCTTGTTTTTCAACGTCAGTTAAATTTTCTTCTTTTAATGTTCTCTTTCTGTTAATGCCTCTTAACCAAGAACCATAACTATCATCTCTTCGAGTAACAGATCTATAAGCTGTAACAACATCAATATCTAAGAATGAAGTGTCCATTAAATTCATATCTTCTCTAAATAATTTTATTAGATCATCATGTGCTTTTACCCAAAGACCATTCTTAGCAGCAGCCCTTTGATAAACAGATAACGGACTAGCAAAACCAAGAGTTGTTGCAATATAATTAAGACCAGAATCACCGCCTAGCTTAACCATTGCTTCTTTCATAGAGCCTGTTGCAGTGTCTGATTGAATAACTCTTTTAAATGGAGTGCTTACAAACTTATAAAAAATACTATCAGTAAATCTATTGCTAGCAATATTCCAAAGTTTTTCTGGAGTATAACCTTCAGCTATTAATTCTCTAATAGCAGCTTCTCTTCTATGAGAAGATAAAGAATTTTCTACTTCTCTAAACTCAGCCTCTTTACCTGTTGTTTTACCAGCATTCATTTCTATTTCTAATTGATCTTTTCTTTTAGAAAGTTTTTCTATTGATGATTTTAATATTTCAATATTAAGATTTTCATGAGGTCTTATAGCATTAGAAAGATCTCCAAGATCATCAGCACTTAACTCAGAAGCATGCTCAATCATTCGAACAGATCTAGCAAAGTCTGTTAAATCTTCTTGCGCTTTTCTTAATGCTTTAGCTCTAGCTGTAAGAGGAATAGATATAGCACCTCCAAAAGCTGCACCAAATAAAGCCGCACCAACAATATTATACATACTTTCAGTTGCTGTTTGAACAGGATCATTAGGCTGTATAAGAGCAGCTTCTACACCAGCTTGTAGCATGCCAACACCAGCACCAACTCTTAATGCACTTCGACCAATACCAATACTAGGACCGCCTAAAGGTAATGCTACTAAATTAAGAGGGTCAAATAAACCAGCACCAAGTAAAGCAGTAAAAGATGAATCAGCTAATACCTGTCTTCTTTGTATTGACTCATCAATACCTCTTTTAAGAAATGCCATATGTTGAGGATTTGTTGCATGACGTAGATGCATTGCAAATAAACCATGACTTCCCAAATCATTAAAAGGATTATACCCTTCCTGCCTTTCATTTCCAAACTGATTTTGCGCTCTTATTGATTCAATAATAGGATCGTAAGTATACCCTATTGATGCTTTTAGTGTTTGACCAAATGTTGGTTTTACAAACTCTCTTCTTGGTGAGAATCCACTAAAGTCAACTGTAAGAGGATTAGTTACCATCTGGATCTTTCAAGTTATTAATAAAAGTAAGCGCATTATTTACAGCTATACCTAAGTCTGTAATTTCAGAAACATCTAAAGCACTAGTTTTTTCATCTGTAATTTCTTTAATTCTTTTCTGAACTTTATAAAGCATATCAGCCATTACAGATTCATTGTTAAATGATTTATTCTTAAAGTATATTTTATCATCATCATCAAAGTCTTGGAATAAATCAGGATTGTTTTCTTCAAGTTTAGCAAAAACATCAACAATAGAATTACCAAATTTATTAATTTCTATTTGTCTTTCTGGTGAACCAGCAGGGTATTTATCAGATACAACATCAATAGTTTCAGCTTTTTGAGCTTCTTCAATAGCTTCAGTAGTTAATGCAAGCTCTTGTTTTCTTACTAACTCTAAAAATGGTTGCTCTCTTGTTCCAATATAAACGGCTGTTGGGACTTTATTTCCCTCTCCATCATCAACAAATCTTTGATAAGCTTCACCATCTTTATTAACAACACTATATACCTGACCTTTAGTTTGAGTATCTTTGCCAAGAGGCACCAGATAAAATTCTTCACTTTTCCAATCAATTTTATTAACTACTTTAGATTTACCTCCAAACATATCAAATTGTATTTCTTCTGCTATAGGCTCTCCAAATTCATTATACTCAATGACATTACTAGCAAGTTCATTCTCAATATAACTAATAAATAAATCTCTATTTCCTCTAGTTGTTAAATCAAGAGAGTGTAAAGTTTTTTCAGTCAAAACTTCTTTTACAAGATCATCTTTTTTTAGCCTCGCATCAAAGAAATTTGTAAGAGCATCTTTAGGTTTAAAGGTAACATTTTCTGGATCAGTTTTACTTTGAGCATAATGAGATCTTACTACAGAAGATGCCATTATAAGAAGATCAGTATCAATACCAATCTCACTACTAAAATTTTCTAACACATATTCTTCTATGCTATTTTTTTCTAATTTACTTAAAAGTTCTTTTTGAAATGCTGGTTCATTAGATACAGCAGATATTTGTTTCATCTTATTTGAAATTGCAGCATCTGTTGCTTGAATACTCATTGGTGGCATTCTTCTATATTCAGCCAAAAGTAAATCTAAAGTCGCAGCAGTATCTGGGTCTAGTATTTTATCAAGTCCAGCATTATCAAAAATCTGTCCTTGTTTTAAATTAATCTTATTTTTTACTGCATCATATATATTAAGAACACGACTAGGGCTAAAGTTTCCAGTTACAAACCCACCTTGATTAGCCAAACCATCAAACACAGCAAGAACATCTGTTGGCAAAACACTTGATTGTCTAAGCATAACAAGAAGCTTTTGCTCTTCTTCACCATTTAAATCAAAGTTTGAATTAATAATAAAATCTCTTAAATCACTAGCACCTAATTTAACAGCTATATCATTAAAGATATCATTTGCCTGATCACGATTTTCTTTTGTATTGTCATATGGACCACTTAATATATCTACAAAAAATTTCTTTTTTGCCGCTATTTCTTTTTCATAAGCCAAAGCTGTTGATGTTCGATTACCAAAAGCAGAAGCTTCTACTCTAGTAGAGTTATCTCCAAGTAAAGTTCTGGCTTCATCTATTGCTTTTTTCTCATCATCAGTCAAAGTATAAGTTTCTTTGTAACTATCTCTTTCCACACCGTTTATTGCATAGTGATCAATCGAAGCTAACTGAGCTTCTGATTTTATATTATTATAAACAGAAGAAAGTTTTGATTTGCCAAATCTAAAATCAAAATCATTTTGTAATGAGTTTCTTTGAGCATCATCTAATTCTGTTTCATTAATACTATTCTGTAATTTTGTTCGATCTTCTTCATTAGAAAAATCTAAAGATTTAATATCTCTAGCAATATCAATTGAATTTTTTAATTCTCTTTTTGATTGAAAGAAATTTTGCTCATCTTTAAAAGATGTAGCTTTATCTGAAAGCTTTCCTAAGAAACCAAACTGAGGTAATCCTTTATCTAATTTTACAAAAAGCTGAGCATATTGGGCTAATTTAGAATTACCTCTTTGTAAATTAGTAAAAGCATTTTCATCATCAGGATTTGCTAAATATACTTGAAGCCTATTAATGTCATCTAAACTATTAGCATGACCAGAAACTATTGCATTTCCAAAACTATCAGCAAAATTTTCGGCTCTATCTTCAAATCTTTTTATTTGAGCTTTGAATAACTCAGGAGATAAATTTTCTCTAAGCTCATCTATTGCTGTATTATTTGTTGATTGATTATCTTGAAAAAGTTTTTCTATACTTTCATCAATACTTGCAGCACTATTATTTGCAGCTTCCCTTGAAAGACGAATTATTTCTGCGTTATTTAATTCTTCTTGTTGAAGCTGAAGAGTAGATATTGTATTTTCAAATATTTCTCTATTATCAGCAGCCTGTATTAAAGGTAATGCAAACTCTTTTATAGTTGCTGAAATAGTAGCATTATCACTAGAATTTTCTAATAACTCTCTTACATTTAAAAACTTTTCATTAGATATGTACGAAGGATCATTAGTTGTTATTGCAATATTAAGTTCTTGAAGATCTTTTCTAGTTAAATCTGTATTTCTAAAGAAGAACTCTAATGTTCCTTTTGCTTTTGCTTGTTCTCTTTCAATAGTTCTGCCTAATCGTTCACCACTTAATATATAGCCAGCAGCTACATCAATATCATTTTTTTCTTGAATTTCTTGCTCAATTTGTAATGCAAGTTTTATATTGCCAACTCCAAGAGCATTTTGAATACCTAATGCTGCTTGTTGATTCTGAAATAAATTATGAATAGACATATCTCTATCGTGTCTATTCTGAGCTTCAGCAACTAATCTACGATAACCATCACTAGTAAGCGATTCTCCACGTTGACGAATAAATCTTTTAAAGACAGAACTGCCTTCAACATTTATCATTTCAGCAGTATAATCGCTTAATGCTTTCTTATACCCCTCTGGGTTTCTTCTAAATTTATTTGCAAATTCTTTAGCTTTATCAGTAAGCTCTAATTCTATTTCACTTTCAAATCTATTTAGAAGTGCTTGCTCTCTTGCTTTTGATGCAATTCTACCAAAACCTTTCGGTGGCTTTAAAACAGTAGGAAGACCATCTTCTCCGAGAGTTGTTATTTCTTCTGGAGAATATTGTTCAACAGATTTTATTCCTCTTTCTTGTGCATTTTGGGCTGCTCTTTCATAAAACTGTTGGTTTAAAGCATTAGCACTTTCTGCTATAGCTTCACCTAATATTGCCCCACCTCTTGAAGATCGGGCAACTCCAATTGTCCCAACTTTAAATTGTCTTTTTTCTCTGAGAACAGCCATTTTTTTTCCTACATAGTATCTTGAAACTGCATTAAACCACCCATCAATGTAGTAAATGCTTTAACTTGTGCAGCTTTTTCCCTAGCTCTACCTTCAACTCTTATTGTAGTAGCTTGTTGTTGAAGCTTAGCTTGTTCAAACATACCCATAAGATCAGATCTGCTTGTATCTTCAAAGGCTATTTCTTTCTGCCTGTTTAAAAAAGCTTCTACAGACCTATCAGATCTACCTCTAAATGAAGCTATATTTGCTGATAAATTATTTCTATATAATTCTAATCTATCATTATGTCGCTGCAATGCAGCAACTTTACTGCGAACCTTTTCAGTCTCAGTATTAAAAGCATCTAACTCAGCAGCCTGACGTTGCGCTCTACCAGCACTTGCCATAGCTCCAGCTTGAACAGCCTTGCTTGCAAAAGCTAATAATGTAAATGGGTCCATTATATAATTACCTCCGTAACAAACCCATTAACTTGCATAGATAATGGATTGTCTTGTTCTATTGTTACCTTAGGATCTCGATCATAGCCAAACAAACGAACCTCTTTCTTACCAGTAAATGATGTTTCAATATTAACTGGTTTAGTATTTACCTTTATAGATCTTGTAGCTTTCATATCCACAACAACATTTGTTATTCCTCTAAGACTTCCTGTTAATGGACCAGCAGCCCCAGAAGCATCAATAGGATTAGATATTATTTTAGCAGTAAATTTTTTACCAACATAAGCATGAGTATATCCAGCACTTGAATGTGCAGAAAGATCAACAGCACCAGAAGCTACAGTAAATTCACCAAGATAATCATTCTGACTTCCGCTTGTTGCAACAACATCAACGGTAACACCATTTGCATACGCAGAACTTACAGTAACAGAATTGCTAGATATTGCTCCATAAATATAAGAATCTAAACCAATATCCCCAGTAAACTCACAAAGTTTAAGTTTATTATTAGCGTCATAAATATTTGCAAACAATCTATCATCAATAGAAACAACAGAATCAAATCTACCATTCGTTGTAAACTCAGTCCAAGAAGCTCTTTTTTCTGCTCTGTTCGATGTAAACACAGCAGCATCACCATCAGTCATAGACATAATAGCATATGAATCAGGCTGATCAAAACCACTGTGAACAACAGAAACATACTTAGGTGTATTAATTAAATGAGAAGCAATAGTTGATATTGCTGTAGAAGCATAAGCATCTTCATTATCAGTAAACAAATATTCCCTAACTATTCTGCCACTAGCTTGTGTAAATATAGTAGCACCATCAATTAAAGCTGGTCTTGCAAATGAAGAACCGTAAGGTGTTTGTTCTCGTATTTGAGCATTTGTTGGAGTAATAGCTTGGTTAAGATAAGTTGGAACATAAAGCTCACCAGTACCAGCAAACACTTGAAGATCCCTACTAGAAACTAAATGGCGTATTTCATGCACATCACCAGTAGCAGCAGTTAAAGCAATAGCTTCATTATCTTGTGCAGTACCAACATCATGATTAAAATACTCACCTATTTCACTCATAAATATTGCGTCAGGTTCTGCAAGCGTTCCAGCAAACACCAATCTATTTTCATGAAAAGCAACAGCAGCAGGATATCCACGCTTTGCTGACCAAGCTTGCTCATCCCAATCTAATGTAGGAGCGTGTGTTGTAATCTTAGGAAAGCCACCTCCATCCTCAGAACTAGATGCTGAACCACCAGCAGTAAATGTGTATGTATTATCATCTATAATATCTGCTACAGTTCGAGATCCATTTAAATTACCAGTAGCTATCCCACCAACAGTAGCAGCATCAGATACTGTTATAGACTCACCACCACCATAACCATGACCTAGTTGAGTAACTTCAACCTTATTGCTACCACTGTTTGCTCTAAATGGATTAGCTACAGTAAGTCTAACTTTGAGTTCATTTACAACATTACCAGTAGCTTGAGTTGTAGATTGTACACTTGTTATATTTATTTCATTACCGCCATAGCGAACAATAACACCAACGTGTAATGAGTCAGGATAATTACCACCACTTTGAGATCCTGTTACATCCCAATAAGCTGAACTTGTGGTTAGAGTTATTCCATTTCCAGTTGTTGCACTAGGATCAAGCGTAACACCAACAGCTTGATACTTAGAGTAAGGTTGATAAGTTTGTTTACTATCCGCTCTAGTATCAAAGGTGTATGTACTTATTTCAAATGTAGTAAGAGAAGTTCTTGTTAATAATCTTGGTGCAAATAATGGGTGGCAAATAAACATTACATCACCCATTTGAGCAGCAGTATATTGCTGCAAATAAGCTTTATCAAAAGGAAGTGCAGCAGCACTTACATCAGCAGTTAATGTAGCAACTAAACTTACAGTTGTAGAATCTACTATTCTAAAACATCTTACTTTAGCATGTTCTATTGATATTATATATTGCTCATTATTATCAAAAATAAATGGAAATAGATTTGATTGATCTGGATTATTTGCATCATAGGTTATTGAATAATCGTATATATGTTTTAAACCTTGACGCTTTCTTGCACTGCCTTCAGCAGTTACAACCATGTTCTCAATTTTTTGAGCAGATCCAGTATAAATACCAGTATCAGTTCTCATGATCAGAGAGTCACTTACTTCACCAAACTGAAAGCTGTTCTGCGGTACGCGAACTTTTTGCATCAACTACGCCTTTCAGATATAAACCTTTGTGTATTAAGCCTCTTAGTTGTTTGAGTTTGAGAATCTAACCTTCGAGCTTTTATTAACTGTACATTAGCTTGTTGATCCATTACGGAAGCTAATGAAGCATCTCTAGCTAAAGACAAAGCAAAAACAGAAGCTAATGAAAACTCAACACCAAGAGTAAAGTAAGGTGCCCACGTTGCTTCACTTGCTCTGTAAATATAATCTGCAATAACTGAATCAGTAGAAGCTGCATTATTAAAAATCTGATCTTCGTATATATCATAATTAATTGGAAGATCTTGAACAGTAACAGCATTAATCATTAAAGAATCAGAAGGTACTTGATAAGCTGCATCCCATCGACCAACAGGAGCAGCAACTAATCTATTTAATTCAAACTGTTTAGTCGCAAAATTCCAACGACTGCTTGTTAAAGCAGCCCTAACTATATCTTCATATACTGCATCAGCTAAATCAGATTCAGTTGTACCGTCAGTAAAAGAAGCTATTGGATCTCCACCAATTAACATTGATGCTCGAGAACATACTTTTATCGCTGTGTTTGCAAAATCAGGCATAGAAAGTTGGGGGCCGAAGCCCCCATCCCTTAGTCGCCATCGGTTTCTGCTACTGCCGTACCATCAGATACGTCAACAACAGTACCAGTATTAGACAAAACCGTTACAAAATTTGTTGTTGGTGTATTAGTGTCATGCACCATAATCAAATCACGAACAGCAAGCATGTTAGCTGAATCGTTAAAGTAACCAGCAGTGTTTACTGTAGCGATCGCATCAGTAGTTGTGTATCTCCACACACTACCATTTGAATCACCACCAATACGAGTTAGTCCACTTGCACTATAAGCCATATTCTAACCCTCCTAGTTATTATCTAATAATTCATAGATACCATTGTCATCAATAACAACAGCACCCATAGACATCATAGATGTTGCAAGGTGAGATACTTTCTCAGCAACATAGTTGACTTCAGTTTGAACATCAGAGTTGATACCCAAGCCAACAGCAGTTGTGTGATAGCACATACTCTTACCAGCAGCCACAGCAGATGTTGAAAAGATCTTAAAGCCTAAGAACTCTTTCATTGTCATGCCACCAGCATAAGGTAAGTTTTGATCACCAACAAAGTCAGATGATGCAAACTCTGTAATTAAGAACAAGTCAGCAAAACCTTTTGGATGCATAGCGATATAACGCTGACCATCTTCAGGAATGTTAGCTGTTCCAAATGTTTCAAATACAGATAGTAGATCTGCTTTTTCAACAGCAGAACTTGTATCGTGGATTTGAGTTGAGTTAGCACCAGCATCCATAGCTGTAATTAACAAGCTATCAGTCTTACGACCTAGAGCAGCAGCAGCAGATTGTGCTACAGCTTGACGCTCATTGATGTTGATCTTGAGTTCATCTAACTTGTCGATGTACTCAGCAGCGTAGAAGTCAGCCATTGTTGCTTCTACATTGGTATGTGCAAGTTCCATTGGAGTTACATTACCATTACGAGATTTAGTAGTTGCTTCCGCAGTACCAATCTTTTGAAATCTAACAGTTGATCCTGTCACATTAGCAGTCCGCACTGTGTTCCGTAGCTTAGAACCCATACGCTGATACGCCATGTGAACTTCTGTTTCGAACTGTTTGATAAAGGCTGTGTCGATTGTATTAGCCATTTATTAGTTCCTTATTGAAGTTACGGTTACTAACAGGTGTCCGCTTTATCACATCAACAAGGGTGTCCTTTCGGGCCTCTCAGTGTATTACGGGCTGCAATGTGCCATCATAAACATCTTTTTTATTTGGATTGCAACGCACAAAATCAACATATTCGATTTCATTATTAGATATTACACCAACAGCTTCAAACCCTAACCATGATGCCCAGTCTAAAATAAAGTCATATTCTTTAAGGATTGTCATAGATAAACCATTATGAAACTCATCAAAATAGTTAACAAACATCACAGATCCTCTAGCCATAGCAATAAAATTTTCTTTTATTTTATCAGAAAACATTGCAAACATTTGAGGCCATTCTTGATCTTCAGTAAACCAAAGGCCACCAATCATTATAAAATCTTCATTATTTTTTCTGCAAAGATAGCACTCTGAACTTTCGTGCATTTTAATAAGAGCTTCTCGAACATCAGTATAACCCAATAAAGCAAGCTCTCTTACGTTTTCTTTTGTTAGACCATTAATAACTTCATCAATATGATCTAAAGTAAAAGGGGTAAGATAATACTCACCCCTTTGTAAAATTTTAACTTCTGTAGATTCTCTTGAATCCTTCAGCAACTTGCTTGTGTATATGTGGGTCACGATCTTTCCAATACCTTGGATCATCCATCATCTTTCTAAGATCAGCTTCATTAACTTCAGATGCTGATGTTGTTTCTCCAGAAAAAGAACCATCCTTCATACTTTGCATCATAGTCTCAAGAGCAATAATACCCTCATGACTTTCACACATTTTTTCTATAGCTGGTAATGCTGACTCAGGAAAAAACTTATTAGCAAATAATGACGCTGCTTCTATTCTAGCTTCTGCATTATCGCCAAGTTTAGCTACCTCTTCTTCATAGCTAGGGCCAGATCCAAGAACAGAATCAGCATATATTTTTATACCTTCCTCAAACTCTTCTTGAGAAAAACCATTATTAAATGAATGTTCTGACCACCATCTAAGAAGTTCATTGTCTACAGCTTCTTCTTCATTAATTATTTCTGGAAGCTGATAATCTCCAGCACTATCTGGCCTTTCAGAAAAAGCTTCTGCTTGTATTTCTTCTATGATTTGATTTCTAATATCATCATCTTTAGCACCAAGCTTTTGAGATAATTCGCTATAAGATTTAGCTAAATCCTCTGGGCTATTAAACTTCTCAGGCAACCATTCAGGTCTTTCGGACTTTTGTTCTACCTTTTCTACATCTTCTTGGGTTACAAAATCACGACCATCTTCGGCTGCTGCTTCTACTGCTGCTTCTTCTTCACTCATTGTTTACTCCTATTTGCATGAGCAATGCGTTGCTCAATCAAACCTACAAGGTATCTCTGCCCTTCAATATGTCGAAGTTCTTCAGTAGAAACATTAGGACCATTTACCATTTCTACAGTAACGGATCTTAAATACTTCAAAACTTCCTGACCTGTTGGGGAAGAAAATATCTGTGCAACATTCTGACTAATCTCAACATCACGTTCAGATTTGCGCTGAATGCCATCTATTCCAATATTAACCTTGTTGCTCAACTGGCATAATTCCCTGCTGCATTGCCTGTTGTTCCGCATATTGTCGTGCGGCTTCTGCTATCTGTTTACGTTGTTCTTCATCTCGAATCAAGCTTTCTGGAACACCAAACTTCTTAGCTAAGTAAATAGCGGTCTGCTCTCCATCAATCAAAAGCTGCAACATTTCTGGTCCAAAGCCATTACCAATCATCTCGAGAAAGCGTGATACTACAGAAATATCCTGATTAGCTTGGGCTTGGGCTAGTGGAGAGACAGACCTAACTTTTATCTCTCTGCCATTAACTGTTGGTATTTCAATACGTCCTTGTTTCTTTAGAATATAAACAACACGTTGAAGAAGAGGTTGGACAAGTTCAGCTTGTAATCTACCAAAAGATGCGCCCATTCTTCTTGATAAGTCAGCCATACGTTCAGCTATTTCTGTAGCTGTTGCTGGTGTTTTATCAGGATTACCTAGCATATCATTATACAAAGCACGTTTAATATTTAGCCTAAGATCACCTAAAACAAGTTGAGCAACATCAAATCGACCAGCAGCTTGTATAGGTTGTAGTCCAGCAGATCCCATAGCTTTAGGAATTATAGTCCCTGGAACGAGATTAATTGTATCAGGATTAATAACACCATCGTCTTCCATTTGATAAATACCAGAGATAGACATCTGAGCATTCTCAAGTATTAACTGAATAGTAAGATTTGTTGTTTTGATAGAACTTAATGCATTAATAAGTGGTCCTCGACCATAGACTTCACCAGCGCATTTAGACCAACGAAAACAAATAAATGGATTAGATCCAACGCCACTCATCTCTCTAGAATGAAGAACACTTTCAGTTGTTAAGCATATTGCATAATGATAGTAGGCTTCAACATTTGGTTGCGTGTAGTTTCTGCATACAAGCTCAAGAACTGTAGTCTCTCTGTTAGATCCCATTTGTGATTTTACTTTAGGATCAAAGTCAGTATTAGGATACATCAAATGCAAGTGATCAAACTTTACTTTCTTTCTTTCTCGAAAGACATGATCAATTCTATCGTCGGGGCCAGTATCGAGTACGACATGGGGTAGGGGTATCGCGGAAAAGTTAACTGGGTTTAATGAGTCACCTTCCTCAACGCACAAGATACCAGTCCCAACAGCCAAGTCCATAAAAGATTCATGAACCTCTTGGCTAAAATTAGAGTTTTGTAAAACTTCGAATACATAGTCTGTGACTTCATCTAATTGATTATCAACTTGTTCTCGTTCCTGTGGATCTACCTCACTACCAGAAACAAAGTCTGCCCATCGAGCAAAGTTTGGAACAATACCTGACTGTAATCTACTAGCAAATTCCTGTGTACCAACTACAGCAGTCTCATCAAAAATCTTTTCATCTCTACGCTGACCGTGTTCTTCATAATAAAAAGACTCTCTTTGAGGCAAAGCATACTCATAGCATTCCTCAAAAAGCGAAACCCATTGTTCACGAAAAGATTTTGCCTTTCGATACTTTTCTATAAAATGCTTTGCTATATTATCCATTAGTCGAATCGTCCTAAGTAACCAACAGATCCACCAGCACCTTGACCACTTTGACCTCTAAACAAAGAACGGCGACCAGCACCACCTCTAGCTCCAGCATCTGCAACGCTAGCTTCTAATGCATCAGATATATCTTGACGTTTTTGTTTAGCTCTTTTTTCAGCTTCCGCTCTTTCAGCAGCTTCTGCATCTATTCTTTGCTGCGCTGCTGCTTTTTCTTCTTTTTCTGTTGGGCCACCGCCACCACCAAAACACATAACAAAACTCCTTTTTTTCTTCCTAGTCACAAAATTAAAATAAAATCAACGCACAAATTGAAAAGCCCTATTTCTTTTAGGCTTAGAAAATAAATCAAAGCTTCTTTTTGCAACAACAGGTCTCAATGGTTTTTGGTTATTCATTAATGCTCTACCCTCTCCAGCACCAAGAAATAAATACTGAGCAGCATCATGAACGTGAGAAAACATATTTTTATCTGGTTTGTCAGCGTATCTCTCTCCAGATACTTCCATTCTTTTATAAGCATACCCACCCTCGAAACCTTTGATAAGTTGTGGGCAACGCCTGTCTATTAATAATGCTGGCTTACCTTCGACCATCTTCGTCAACTGGGAGGAAACTGATTCAAGTCTTAGGTCAACAGAGTTGGAGGGTGCAGGGTAAGCCCTCAAGCCAGCACCGCGCAATATATGAAAGGGAGTTGATTCATCTGTTTGCGCTCTAAAGTCACCAGCAGGATCTCCATATATTATTACTTCAGAAGCTGCGGAGAATCTGGTTGCAAGTTCTTGTCTTAATACTTCTGCAAAACGAACAATACCCATGTCTACAGCAACAATTTCTGACTGAACAAACCAACGCCCTCTTACTTTCTGAGCAAGAACTGCGGCTGGCGTAAGGCCAAAGTCTATACCAACATACACAGGAACATTAGCAGCCACAGGTATTTCTTCTTTTGCTATATGTACTTCACTAGCAAACATTGGATATACTGGCTTTCCATCTTGGATATGACCCAAGCGATTCATAACATAAACATCTATCCAGCTTTTAGTCTTACCTCGAATAAGGTTTGAATAATAATTAGCTAAGATGTTTTTTTGGTTTTCCGCTTTGGGGTTTTCTTTGTAGTCTTGGATTTCACCTTCTTCGTCTTTGGTTTCGAGCATCCCACAAGGCTGGGTAAAGAAACTCCAATTGTCTGGCTTGACCAGCATCTTAGCTTGGTCACGAGGTATATGATCTGGGATTGGAACTTCACCAGCCATAATGGGCCACCAATGATCTTCTTCAGGCGCGTTGGTATCGGCAATAACGCCAGACCAACTAGGACCACCATCACGCATAGAAGGATAACGGCCAACACGCATCGTACAGGCATCAATAATAGACTTAGGAATCTCTCTCGCTTCGTTGATCCAGATACCTGTAAGTTCGAGCGAAAGAAGTTTTTTAACATCTTCAGGACGGTCAAGAGCCAAGAATATAACTTCAAGATCTATCTCCCCTTTTTTAATGTGGTGGGTATAAGGAACAGACCAATGAAATCTACCCCAGTCAGATTCAGGAAACCAATCAAGCCAAGTCTTAATAGTCGTAGTTCTTAGCTGTGGATTAGTGTTTCGAATGATAGCCCATCTACTTTTACGCAGTCCATCTTCACCTTTCTTCTGTTCGAGGGCGCGTCTAAAGACTTCAACACAACAACCAACAGATTTACCAGATCCAACAGGGCCACGAATACCACGAAAAAAAGTGCTGTCTTTCATAAAAGATTTCAGCACTTCTCCATCAGGTTTATATTTAAAGTTAATCATCGAAGTCCCTTATCGACTCCAAACTTAACCATAGTTTCTGCAACATCAGGGCCAATGTTATCTATAACATTATCTAGCATTTTATTTGTAACAAAGGATTTACCATGCTTTTCATCAAAGTGTTGGAAGTGTACCTTCTTAACTATTCTTCGAAGCATAGTAAGCTCTTCAGGTTTGAGCATATTTACAAAGCTCACTGTTCCCAAGCCTCATTAACGTCAGGCGTAGAAGGATCATCAGCTTTTAATCTGCCCTTGTTATCTCTAGCACGTTTCTTTTTAGGTGCTGGTTTCTTTTTAGGCTCTGGTTTTTTAGGTTCTTCGCTAGTCCATTCTAATCTTTTAGACTCAGAAGTTCTTGTTTCTCCTGTCCACATTTCACCGCCAAGTTGATGAGTTCCCCCATCCCATAACTCTCCAGTGCTATGAATTTTCCATCCCATAATTAACTCCTATATTGTTTTACTTTCCTAGCAATCGCTTTCGGTTGAGCCACAAACTGCTTACCCGCAGCCTTACCCTTTCGTTTAGCTCTGGTTGTAGCTGCATATTCAGCATCACTAAGAGCAGCAATAGCCTTGCTAGGTAA